TTATAACAAGGGTATTCCGTATTCACTTGGGATTGGAATTCACGGACCGCCTGGGACCGGTAAGACGTCATTTATCAAAGCATTAGCTGCCAAGACTAACCGAAACATTATATGTATATCTTTGAAGTTACTCAAGACGAAAAAACAACTTGATAGTATCTTTTTTGAAGAACGTTATAATGATGATAATAAGAAACATAGTATCACATTTGACAAAAAAATTATTGTGTTTGAGGACATTGATTGTATTGGAGATATTGTGATGGATAGAGAGAAGAAGAAGAATAAGAATAAAAATGGTGAAGATTTTAGTCTTGGTATCGGACGAAAATTGAATTTGGATGAAATGACAATGACTTCCAAAGTCAATATGGGTGATTTACTTGAGACCATTGCTGAAATGGAAGAAACAACTAAGAAAGGGATTATGACTACTGGTCCTAAGTCTATTATAGATGATGACCCAATTACATTAGATGATATTTTGAATTTATGGGATGGAATTCGTGAAACGCCTGGGCGTATTATGATTATATCATCAAACCATTACGATGATTTAGATTCGGCTTTAAAACGCCCAGGACGCATTGATATTACATTGGAGCTGTCTTATGCAAGTAGGCAAGTAATTTCCGAAATATATAAGCACTTGTTTGAAATAAATATTGATATTTCTGAATTAGAACAAGTCAATGACAAGTTCTATTCGCCTGCCGAGATAATCAATATTTATATGAATGAGGAGCAGGATAAGGAACGGTTTATTAAAAGGCTGCAACTAAATGAACACGTTTAGAAGTTGAAGAACCCTTTGCGTTTCTTGGTCTTTTTACTCCTCTTCTTTTTGGATTTGGTCTTTTGGCTACTAGACGATGGCTCTTGCTTCTCTTCTTTACTTTCTGTATCTTTCTTTGTATCAGTCGGTCTGTAACGCAAGAACCAAGCATCATATTCAGGTGTCTTCTTTTTATCTTTGAGCTCCTTGAATTTCTCCGCCTTTTCAGCCCGCATTTCTTCAATCGTCTCCTGATGCCCCATACAACTGATGGAGAAACGCCGTAAGACGCCCTTTTGCGCCAACCGGTTTTTTGACTGCACTTCAAATAAATACTTGGACATACACAATATACGGTTCTTATCATAATACGGTCTGTCTGCATATAAAAACGCCAAATAAAAACTCAACATCGTGTCAATTGTCGCCACTTTGACGTCATATCCATCCTCTTTAACAATATTATAACTGTGGCACGCTAGTGGTTCGTAAATAAAGACAACAGTGTCATTGCCAACTTGGATTTCATAATGTGGTGCAATAATTTCACCAACAGATGGTCGCTTAATAATCTTCACATTTTTAATACCAATATCATTTAATCGCTCTTTTACAATTTGTGCTGTAACTAGCGGCTCCTCAGATAAGACATCAAAATCAGGAATTTTCTGTAACTTTCGCTGCAAATGTCTAGGCATATATTTGGCATAAATAGAAATAGCATAACCTCCAAAAAATACTACACCTTGGTCTACTAATGTTTTCTGTACATTTTCATAAATTTCATCTCCTTTCTTTTCGTCTGCCATTTTACGCTGGAAATCAATGTGAGCACATTGACTAGCAGATAGCGGATAATTTTTATTCAACAGCGTCAGACGTTTCATTACTTTCTCCCAACGTGACACATCGCCAGCGGGACGCGATAGTTCTAAATACATTCCCATACGAAGCAAATTGGGAGGCGCATATAAAATACCTGATATTTTGATAGTTTCCTTCTTAATAGCGTTGAATAGTTCCTTAGGCAACATAGTAATATCAGCAACCGGAATGAAATTCACAAACACCTTAAATGTTCCGAAATGCTGACCCGATTTGGCCTCAACTTCAACGAAGCCTTCATCCACATACATATCAGTGAGTTCTTTGGCATCATTGAGTGCGTTTGAACTGTAAAAATCGTAGTCGGGAATTTCAATATCTTTGTTATAGAATTGGTCTTGTTTGGGCAAGATATTATTAATTGCAGTGCCACCATAGCAAATGAGTTTTTTTTTGCGTATAAAGTTTTCTACAATTGTGATAATACGTTTAATGTCGGGTGAATTTGCTTCCTTGCGCCCCTGTCGTTCCTCAGCTTTATCTACTGCGGAACGAAGAATTGCCAGTTCGCACTCTTCGAAACTCATTTTTGAATCACATATATCTTTTTTCATAATAATATTATAATATATATAGTTAAAATATTATTTTCATAATTGAAATAAATGATTTAAACATCCAAATTATAAAATGGACTTGTTATTGTTCTAGTGGCATAAGAAAGCGCAGGATTTTGTTGCTTTGGCTCATCCACCATAATTTTAATTGCTCTCATATTTGCAGGTTTCAAGACAAAGGCGCTTTTATTATCATTAAAGAACATATCATTTTCTTCTACATTTGCATCCACATTCTGATACCGCATTGCAAGCATTTGGACTCCTAATGAACGCATTACCGCTGAACTAGGATTGGGTGGATTTGACCCTTTATTTGGTATGCCAATAGTCATTGATTGTCTGTTTTGATTAATCAAATCGTCCGGTGTTTGAGTATATTCTATTTCATTGTAGCGTAATAATTGCATATATGTTGAATTACTTGTCATATTAACAAACTCATAGAAGTCACCGCATTCGTCTGTCTCTGAACAATCCTTACACAAGCAAGTATCATTGCTCTTGTCTACAATAACGACAATCTTACCCATCATTTCAGACAATTTAACTGCACCAAAGTTTTGCGGGTTTCCATTCGCATCTTTATACTCATATGTATAATTTGTCATTAATAAGTTAGTAATACTACCTAATAATTCTGATAAATTCTTGTACATAGCCTTGTTTTCACTCTTTATTCGTAAATGAAAAACAATGGGATCCTTTGGATTTGGAACAGTTTCTGAAAATGCATTATTTATAACCGTATCTATTACATCACTAAACTTAATATAGTTAAATGTCTCCTTGACGCAATAGTTTTCCACAGTCGATGTGGCTACAACGGGTTGATCATCAATAGAATAAATTTCAAAATCCAGCCCTCTAACGCCTTGTTTTAATAAATCTTGCAAAGAGCACATTGTCACATAATCATTCTTGTAATTACCTCCACTGCAGCAATTGTATGCGGTTTTAATATAATAGTCATATAGAGAATAACCCGCTGAGGCATCAACGTTACTTATGGAGGTATTTCTCTCACCATATACTTCGTCCATTAGATTGCAATTACGTACAGATTTACTATTTATTAACTTGGCATATATGGCAATACCAACTACAATGCCTATAACACATCCAACAGCAACACCTGCTGCACCCATAAGGGCGTGACCAATTACACTAAGCATAACTGATACTATTATTATTAGCGCAATACCACCAATAGTGCCTGAACCATTAAAATAGAAATAATACAAGAATGCCATTATAATAGTTAAGAATGTTAAGAATGTTAGTAATGTAATTGCTGTATTTTCTTGCATTTCTAATAAATCATTAACGCCTTTTTTGATAGCATCACCAGCTTTATTTGCTCCTTCTGAAAAATTTGGGTTTGGTGTTGTATTTGACATTATCTTTATAATATATTAATTGTATAAAATAATAATAAAATTCATTGTTAAAATTCAAATATTTGAATTGTATTTATAAAATTAATATTAATGCCATTTATAATTAGTTAAAAAAATAATATGTTAGTATTATAATTACAATTAAATGCCAGGAGGACTTATGAATCTTGTATCTGTTGGACAACAAAATATAGTTTTAAATGGCAATCCTTCTAAAACTTTTTTTAAAAGCACTTATTCACACTATACTAATTTTGGTCTTCAAAAGTTTCGTGTAGACTTTGAAGGTTCTAAAACACTACGCCTATCGGAGGAATCCACTTTCACTTTTAAAATACCAAGATATGCTGATTTATTAATGGATTGCTATTTGTCGGTTGCTTTGCCTAGTATTTGGAGTCCGATTATACCACCACAGCAAGATGCTCCTAACCCAGAATGGGTTCCATATGAATTCAAATGGATTGAGAATTTAGGAGCGAAAATGATTTCAAAAATCAGCATTACGTGCGGTAATTATACGCTTCAAGAATATTCGGGTGATTATTTATTGGCGGCAGTACAGCGTGATTTTTCTACTGATAAAAAGGATTTGTTTGATGTTATGTCAGGTAATACACCGGAACTAAATGACCCAGCAAATGTAGGAGGACGTGTCAATTCGTATCCAAATGCGTTTTACACAGATTCACTGGCAGGCCCAGAACCATCAATTCGAGGCCGCATCTTATATATTCCGCTAAATAATTGGTTTGGTCTTAAATCGCAGATGGCGTTTCCATTGACTTCATTACAATACAAGGAGCTACACATTGTTGTTACATTAAGACCCATTAATCAGCTGTTTCAAATTCGTGATGTTTTTGATTATACCTTTAATTATCCTTATGTTGCACCTAATTTTAATACTTGGTATATGCAGTTATTCCGTTTCTTGCAGCCTCCACCTGACATTGATTTATGTATTACTTCTTATACAGATACGAGGACATTATGGAACGCTGATGTGCACTTGAATTGCACGTATGGCTTCTTATCCAATGATGAGGAGCGTCTATTTGCTATGGAAGACCAGACATATTTAATAAAACAAGTTCACGAACAGATATTTTATAATGTAACGGGTCCTAATAAGGTGGCGTTAGATTCGCTCGGTATGGTCTCTAATTGGATGTTTTATTTTCAACGCAGTGATGCAAATTTGAGAAACGAATGGTCTAATTACACCAATTGGCCCTACAATTATATGCCACTAGATGTTGTCCAAGGACCATCATCTGGTAATTATCTGATTTACAGAGCTGATTCAACAGGTAATTTGATACCTACATATATAGGACCCGGTGTGAATGTAAATGGTAACTTAACTGGTCTTTTAATTACGTCCAATTATTCGCCTGAAAATGAAAAGCAAATATTGGTTGCAATGGGTATTTTGTTAGATGGGTCGTATCGTGAGAATATTCAACCAGCGGGTGTTTATAACTACATTGAGAAATATACTAGAACGAGTGGTAATGCACCGTCTGGGCTCTATTGCTACAATTTTAGCATCCATTCTAATAATTCAAATTTGCAGCCATCGGGTGCAATAAATATGAATCGGTTTACACAAATAGAAATGGAATTTACAACCATTATACCGCCACTGGACCCTTTGGCACAGAGTTTAACCATTTGTGACCCCCAAACAGGTAATATTATTGGCGTTAATAAACCTACTTGGCGCATTTATGATTACAATTTTAATATGGTGCTTTTTGAAGAAAGAATCAATTTGGTTCACTTTGTTGGTGGCAATGTGGGTCTGATGTATGCGACGTAAATCTTCCACCTTTAAGAAAGGTGGAACCAAATCAACCGAATGAATTTCATATTTCCGTCTTTAAGTTAAAAATAATATATTATATTTTTCTCTCTTAGCGTAGCAGAACCTTTTCAAAGGTTGATTAAAGAGTAATGTCAGAGTTCGACGGTGACGGACCTATGTCATAGAACACCCCCGTTATTGTTGTTTCCACAGGGTAAAATGGTGCCGTTCTATATTCTTCTGGCGCTGCCGAATA